TGCAACAGGAGCGCAATTTGTGTTTCCAATTAAGCCTTCCTACCCAACAGTGGGCGGGTCAGGCATGGACGCGCAGACAGTGTCTTACACTTTCCTAGTGTCAAAGGGCGAAGTCACAGAGACTTTTAGCTAAAAACAAACGACGGGAGCAAAAAAATGCAACAGCAAATAACAATTAAATATAACGATGGTTCAGAAGCAACCTATATGGTGCGCCCACCTGATTACGCCCGCTGGGAGATGACTACCAAAAAGGTCATTTCCCAGTTTGGCGGCATGTGGGACATTTTGTTTGTTTCACACCTAGCCATGAAGCGCGACGCAGGCAGCAAACCAACCAAGCCATTTGACGCTTGGATGGAATCAGTCAGTGACGTCGAGGTTGGTGAAGGCGACCCAAAAGCCATCAGCGCGGAAGTGTCAGCCGACTAATCGTTGAGCTGGCAATTGCCACGCAAATCCCTATGGTTCATTGGCAGACAGCCGAGGACATATTGACAGCAGTTGAGATATTGGAAGCGAGGACACAGTGACCGACCCAGTAGCCCTTGACCAAACTCAATTGCGCGCAGTTTTTAAAGCGTTAAAAAATCTTGATGAAGCTGCACAAGATGAAGCCAAGCGGCAATCCGGTAATTTGGCAGATTACGCCCGTGGCGAAGTCATCCAAACAGCCAACGGCCTACAGAGTAAAGCCGTAGCGGGTCGCATTGCTAGTGGCGCAAAAGTCAAAAAGTCAAGCAAGATTGGCGAAGTGACTTATGGGTTTGCAGCTCAAAGATTTAGCGGCGGGGCAACCACGCGCGATATTTGGGGCGGGTCAGAGTTTGGGTCTAATAAGTTCAAGCAATTTCCAGTTTGGTCAGGCCGTCAAGGTCGAGGGTCACGCGGTTGGTTTATCTATCCGACGTTGCGCAAAATCCAGCCCGAAATCGTCGAGCGTTGGACAGCTGCATTTAGCAAGATTTTAAAGGAGTGGGGCTAATGGCTACAGGTACACGCTCATTAACGCTTAAGCTATTAGCCGACGTCGATAACTTTACTAAAAACCTCAAGGGTGCAGATAACGAAGTCAAATCTTTTGGCGATAAGGTCGGAGATTTTGGCAAAAAGGCAGGATTGGCATTTGCGGCAGCTGGAGCAGCAGCAGTCGCCTACGCAGGCAAATTGGCCATTGACGGGGTCAAATCAGCCATTGCGGATGCGGCAGCGCAGGAAAAGTTAGCCTTAACCTTAAAGAACGTCACAGGGGCTACAGACGCCCAAATTGCAGCGACCGAGGATTACATCACCCAAACATCGCTAGCATTTGGCGTAACCGATGACGAATTAAGGCCAAGCCTTGAACGTCTAGCCCGCGCGACCGGAGACGTTGAAAAGGCGCAGAAGCTACAGACAGTGGCCATTGACGTGGCAGCGGGGTCGGGCAAATCACTTGAGGCAGTTACTAACGCAATGGCAAAGGCCGCAGAAGGAAATACCGCTGCACTTGGCAAATTGGGGATTGGTTTATCATCTGCCCAGCTGAAAACCATGTCGATGGAAGACATTACGGCAAAATTAGCTGGCACATTTGCAAATCAAGCATCGACTCAAGCCGACACCTTTCAAGGAAAATTAACCCGCCTACAAATTGCCTTTGATGAAGGCAAAGAAACAGTGGGTTCATTTATTCTTGATGCAATTACGCCAATGGTGACTTTGATTGTCAATCGGGTAATTCCTGCGATTAGCGATTTTACAAGCAATCTTGACGATAAGTTAAAACCCGTCATGCGCATAATTCAACCAATTATTGATGGCGTAAAATCGGCATTTAACAATGTGCGCAATTCATTGGCAGACAACAATGAACAATTGAAACCATTTTACAATTTCTTGAAAAACATTGCCGAATTTGCCCGTGACACCCTTGCACCTATTTTGGGCAAAACATTAGGTTTAGCGTTTAGAACATTAGGTGAGTTTATAAGCGAAGCCATTGACAATTTTGCAAAGTTTGTCACTTTGATAACAAAAATTTACGATAAGGCTAAAGGCATTATTGATTTTGGTAAAAGTATAGCCGGTTCAATTAGTGGCTTATTTAGTGGCGCATCAATGTCAACGGCATCAATATCACAAGCCGCGCTTATTTCAGCTGCGCCATCAGTTTCAGTGCCTTATGTGCCATTAGCAGACGAATCAGATGAGCGTATGCGTCGCTTTGCAGCTGGCAGAAGTACAAACATTACAGTCAATGGGGCAATCGACCCTGAATCAACAGCTCGTCAAATTGTTGGTTTGCTAAATGACTCATCCGCCCGTGGCACATTAGGCGGGTCAGGGCTTGTATTTGCATGACAATTTACACGCCAACTTATAAAGTCCTCATCAATGGCGTCGAGCTTACCGACGTCACAGTTGCAGATTTAACAATCCAATCAGGCCGCACGGACATTTATCAACAGCCCGTCGCCGGATATTGCCAGCTCCAATTGCTTAATTTTAACAATGCAATTTATAACTTTACAGTTGGTACAGGCATCACTATCGAAGTCACAGATTCAACCGCTGCGTATGTCCCTATCTTTGGCGGCTACATTTCAGACTTTACAGTTGCCGTGCAACAAACTGGCAGTTTAGGTTTTACAACCGCTGCGCAGATTACAGCGTTAGGGGCATTATCTAAATTGCCTAAAATTGTGGACAACGGCATTTTGTCTCAAGATGAAGATGGCGACCAAATTTATCATTTGTTGTCGGGGTATTTATTTGGTGAGTGGTTAGAAGTGCCAGCCGCAACGACGTGGGCAACCTACACACCTGCAACGGGAACATGGGCGCAAGCCTTAAATCTAGGCCTTGGCGAAATTGACCGCCCAGGTGATTTCTTGATGATTGCGCGTTCATCAGAAGAAACCGATATTTATAGCTTGTGCGCTCAAATTGCTAATTCTGCGTTGGGCGTACTTTATGAAGATTCAAATGGAAACATCGGTTATGCGGATTCAACTCATCGACAAGATTACTTGGCTGCTAATGGCTACACCACATTAGACGCCAACCATGCAAATGGTCGTGGCTTGGCGGTAACTACACGTGCCGGAGACATCCGCAATAAGTACGTCATCACATATGGCAACAATGGCAACAGTGTTTATACAGCTGAAGATACCGAAAGCCAATCGGATTACGGGCTATATGGTGAAGCATTTTTGTCCAACATTAAGGACACCGCCGACGCCGAAGATTTTGCCGACCGAATCATTGCCCTACGTGCCGACCCGTTTCCTAAATTTCAAAGCATTACTTTTGAGCTGGGCAATCCCGAAATCGACGATTCAGACCGAGACGCCTTAATCCGGATATTTATGGGTTTGCCCGTTTGGATTCAAAACCTGCCCTTAAACATTAGTGGCGGGTCATTTGAAGGCTACGTTGAGGGCTGGACATTTAGAGCCAGTCTTAATAATTTGACCATTACGTTTAACGCGTCTCCGGTCAATTTTAGCCAAGTTGCCGTAAAATGGCAGGGAGTAAATCCAGCGGAAACGTGGGCAACCCTTAGCCCTACGATGACGTGGTTACAAGCGATTGGAGTAATAGCTTAATGGCAACAACAACACCAAATTTTGGTTGGCCAGTGCCAACATCGACAGACTTGGTTAAAGATGGTGCAACCGCCATCGAAGGATTAGGCGACGCCATCGATGCATCATTGCTAGACCTTAAAGGCGGCACGTCAGGCCAAGTGCTTGCAAAAAATAGCAATACAGACATGGATTTTATTTGGGTCGCGCAAGATGACTCAAATGCAATTCAAAATGCAATTGTAGATGCCAAAGGTGACATCATTGCGGCTACAGCTGCCGATACACCTGCGCGCCTTGCAGTAGGCACAAACGGGCAGGTACTCACGGCAGATTCAACTGCTGCAACGGGTCTTGCTTGGGCAACTGCATCCAGTGGTGGCATGACTCAAATTGCTACCGGCACACTTTCAGGAAGCACAATAAATTTAAGCTCAATCGCTAGCACATATAAAGAACTAAGATTAGTTTTAGATAATGTGCAAGTAAATGCCATCGTTGGATTGCGATTTAGAGTAAATGCAAACAGTTCAGCAATTTACGATGCATTTTCAAGTGAAGGCAGAAACAGCGCAATAAGGGAAAGCTACACAACAGGTGAATCTTTGGTTGAGTGGACATATTACCGCCCAGTAACAGGTAACAATGGCAATGTATATGTATTGGAATTTCCTAATTATGCCTCATCAACTGCATTTAAAACAATAAGAATTATTGGCGAAGGCAATTGTGCCGATGGTAGCGGTACGGGTGCAGGTTTGCCAGTCATTAACAATTCAGATTTTGCAGTTAGAACACTTACAGCAATTTCAGAAATCAATTTAAGCCTTTCTTCCAGCACCTTTGCAGGCGGCACTTACACACTTTGGGGAGTAAATTAATGACTACTAAAATTATTCATAACGTGCAAACGGGTGAAATTCTTGAGATTGAACTTACTAAGGCTGAATTGGCTGAATTGGCTAAAAGCGAAGCTGCGGATGCGGCAAAAATGGCAGAAAGAGTCGCTGCTATAGCTGCAAAAGAAGCCGTCATTGCAAAACTTGGCCTTACAGCTGATGAAATGGCCGCCTTACTTTCATGACATATCCAGTGGGTACAGCTGCGCAAGCAATCGAAATTGCAAAAGCAGAAGTTGGAACAATCGAAGAAGGCGACAACCTCACAAAATACGGCAAATTTATGAAGGCCGATGGCCTGCCTTGGTGCGGTTCATTTTGTAATTGGGTACTGGCTCAAGCTGGGGTCAAGGTTCACAGCGTTGTTGGTACAGCTGCCGGAGCGCATAAGTTTAAAGAAACCTCACGTTGGCATGAAACCCCTATTGCTGGCGATTTGGCATTTATGGATTTTCCTCACGATGGAATCGACCGCATTAGTCACGTTGGGATTGTGGTGGCAGTATCCGGCAACACAATAACAACCATCGAGGGCAATACATCGGGAACTGGCGACCAACGTAATGGTGGCATGGTTATGGTCAAGCAACGCACAATCGGGAAAGAGGTTGTTGGATTTGGTCGGCCTAAATATGTGCCTTACAAGGGTGATATGCCAGTCGTGGAAATACCACAATCAAAACCAAAGAAGGTAAAAAAATGAATCAAGCAAAGGCGATGGCGGCATCATGGGCGCGCTCATTTATGGCAGCTGGTGTTGCGGTTTATATGGCAGGGGTCACAGACCCTAAGGCAATTGCAAGCGCAGGTCTTGCAGCGGTATTGCCAGTAATTTTGCGTTGGCTCAATCCAAACGATGCAAGTTTTGGCGTCAAGGGGAAGTGACCCAAAAGCTCATCCGGTTAGCCCTATTTGGATTCCTGTTTCTAGGGCTAACTGGTTGTGGCCAATATGATGGGTGGGTACGTTACCCGTGCCAAGAGCATGAAAATTGGAAAAAGCCGGAGTGTAATCCGCCAGAGTGCATCGCCACGGGCACATGCACAAAAGACATTTATGGAGACACACTTGAATCAGAAACCCAGCCGTAGATATACTAATGAGCAGCTAAAAGCCCGCCTAATTGTTTTTATAGGCATCACGCTTGCGCTGGTTTTTATGATGAGCATTTTTGGCATCCTTTACGCGCTCATATTTGTCACCCAGCCTTTAGGGTCACAAGCTCCAAATGACAAAGCCTTTATTGATTTGCTGACTACGTTGACAGTTTTCCTAACCGGAGCATTGGGGTCGGTATTGGCATCCAACGGGCTAAAGGATAAACCCGCACAAAATCCATCCGACACGCCCAAAAACACGCAGGATTCTTGACGATGTCCCACCCGTGCATCAGAGTTAAGGCA